AACTGGTAAACAAGTTTTCTCAACAAAGTTAATAAAAAACAGGAACGCAAGGAGCAGCAAGGGAATGAGGCACTATATCATATCAGAGGAGCAGCTTGATCAGCTTAAAAAATGGTCAAAGCCAGCACAATACTCAACATCGACAGATCGGCGTCGCTTGGATGAGTTATTTTTTCAATGCAGAAATGTAACGCTGGCAGATGGATGCGAAACAGTGGACATTAAAGGGTTCAACAAGGAGGGGAACGTGATTAGCTATAGGATCTATATAGAGCAGCAAGGAATGAAGCTCTGTTCAGCTTGTAACGGTTCTGGCGAGGGGATGAGAGATGGAACGGTTTGCATGGAATGTAAGGGGAAGGGTGGAGTATGACAGAATCGAATAGTGATCTTGTTTTTCGTGACGATAATGGAAGCGAAATAGCAAGGATGTCATTGAAGGGTAGCTACTTACAATCAGGACCACATCAAATAAATGGAAAAATATCTATGAGCATATCTTATGAGATGGCAGAAATAACGAAGAAGGCAATCGAAGTTAATTTAGATGTGAACAAAAAGAGATTAGACGAAGCCTATATTTATACATTGCAACAAATTAAAAATGAGGCTCTATCAGGAAACTGGAAACTGTTTATAGACTGTGAAATTGACGAATCAGTGGCTGATAGACTTAGGAATGATGGGTTTCTTGTTACGGTTGATGAGGTGCTTGAGGAAACTTATATTGGTTGGAAAAAATAAAGGAAGGGTGCGCATGAAATATGGACTAGAGCTAAAACCAAAGGGCTATATCTTAGAGCAAGAATCTTATGTTTTAGTTGAATATGATGCCTATACGATCAATGAAGAAAAACCCAAACGCCTATATAAAGACAGAAAGAGCTTGCGCCAAGAAGTCCATAACATTTTGAATAGCGCAGAAGTGCCTCTCTCTTCAGAGAAAATATTAGACCTACTATCGGATGAGAACAAAGAGAGAAAGGCGCTGATCCGCATGCTGGGAAAACTATGCGATGAGGGCCTCATTATAAAAGAAAGTGTTGAAGGGCTGAGAAAGTATTCTCTAATAAAATGGGAATTTTAATCATAGATAAGGGTGTTATATGAAAAAAGTAAAGATGTTTTTTGATGGGAATTCTCTGGATTTTCAAGACAAAATTAATGGTTTTTTAAGGGAAATTTCTTATGCAAAAACGGTTAAAATCCACTATTCAATTGGAACACTAGATAATGATATTCTGTTCACTGCTATGATTCTTTATGATGAATGAATCCTTCCACCAAAAACTTGAAGCAACCGTTGGATCACTCGAAGACGGCTGCATAGGAACGGTTAAACTCATGTCCTGCGGCATCTCCGAGCGAGAGGCCAAGGATGCACTGGCCAACGGCTGCGCGTATCTAATCGAAGAACTAGAGTCAAAGATTATTTTCCTAAGAAGTGAACTGTCACCAGTCGATGAGGAATTTCATGGATAAGCCAACTGCAACGATAGAGCAAATTACAGGTGTAATTGATCCGGTCATAAATCTTATGGCTACTCATCTTTTCACTAAAAGACATACGACCTACCTTTCTGCTATTTTAAAATCTCTTCATATATTGACTATCGAAGGACTTGCGGAGAATAAAGATGAACAACTCGATAACATTTAATGCTGGCGGCCTAGAGATGCTCAGGCTCTGCGACAACGGCGATATTTTCGTCAAAGATAGGCTCTGCACGAGCGACAAAGAAACGGTTAGAATCTTTAAGCAGTGGCTGGAAGCTGCAACCGCCCAATACGGCGACGGTTCAATTTGCAGGGAACGAACTATAGCTGAGAGTCGCGATGGCATATAGATACATTGGATATGATCGGGCTATTCTGATTCAGATTCTCTATCTGATCACAGCAGCATCAAATGAGATGACGCTCCAGGAATCCCAGACTTCGCATCGAATTGATATTCCAGATCCAGGGGATATTGCGTGTACTATCTATACCATGTTAAAGCTATTGGAAACTGAGATGAATATGGCTGTAGATGGTACGCGAATAGTCGCTGAGCTCTTGCTTGAGAAATTTAATGCTGTGGAAAGGACCAAAACGTAATGCAGAAAGAACTTGATCATTGGTCGGTTAAAATTCCCGAACCAGAAAAATTGTGGATCAAACAAATCCTGGATGCCATGTGCAGCCAGACTTTAAACTTCGATACCGCAGCTCTAGCGGTTGAATTAGCCTATAAAAAAGGTTATGCGGAAGGACGGGATGGAAAACGATGACTGGCTTGAATTTAGAAAAGGAGGAATAGGTAGCAGTGATGCGCCAATAATATCAGGTGTATCACCTTATTCTACTCCTTATCAACTATGGGAAATAAAGACTAGAAGGAAAGCTGAATGGAGAGGGAATTTTGCGACCCGCAGAGGCCACGCTATCGAGCCTAAAGCCAGGGCTGATTACGAGTTTACCTACGATCGAGAGATGCCAGCGACCATCGTTCAGCACCCGCAGTTCGCTTGGATGCGTTCAAGTCTTGACGGATGGAATGCTAAAGAGCGGATCGTGCTTGAGATCAAGTGCCCTGGCAAGGTCGACCATGATCTTGCCCTAAACGGTTTGGTTCCAGAGAAATACTATCCGCAGCTGCAGCACCAGATATTTGTTTCAAGCGCGAACCGTGTTGATTATTGGAGCTTCGATGGTGAGAGAGGCGTTTGCGTGCCTGTCTATTTCGATTATCAATGGTTTAAATCATATTGGGTCAAAGCTCTTGAGTTTTGGCAGAACGTCGAGAATGATACTCCGCCTGCATTAGTGGAGAGAGATTGGAAACTTGTAAGAAATAAGTTACTGAGGCAGGACTTAGAGGTGTGGCATTCGGCGAGCTTGGTGAATGGAGAGCAGGCGGATTATCTGAGAGCAAGAATCTTTGAGGTCTTTTCGCTAGAATACCGCCTCATAAGGTGTAGCGGATTTTATCTTGATCGATCAACAAAAATAATTTCTTACCAAAGAACGACTCTCCATCCTCCTACATGAAACGGTTCTAAGTTCGAAACATGGCATCTAATATCCTCTACATTAAGTATTCGTTCCATCGTTATACGTGGAATTGATACTTTTCCTGAAGATAGGTTTGCTAGAATAATAGTTTTTTGATCAACGCAAGGCACAACATCAAAGCCATATTTTTCAAATACAGCAACGATCATTTTGTAATATTGCGTTCTTAGTTTCATAGTCTACCAGCGGTCATTAAAAAATAATATATCATCAAAGTTAGCAATATTACAGTTATAACTTCAGCTACCATGCCAAAAACCTCCTTCCTATATATTTGTTGCGATTACTGGTAAAAAACTTAAACGACTTACATCGAAATTGATCACAGCCGATTCAGTGACAGATGGTTTAGGTTTTGGAAACCACTGCTGGAACCTCTTTTCTAAAATTAAGACGTTTCTTACATAGCGATAATTTCTATACTGACCATTTTTAAATTTGAAAGGTTGACCTTGGTTATAAGACGAAATCATATCGGTATCAGACTTATAACGACGTTTCAAAATTGACATGTATTTCACGCCAAATGCTAAGTTTGTCGAAACATTATAAAGATTTTGACATGGCCTTGAAAAACCTATATACCGAGCAGTAGAGCACTTAATTTGCATAAGTCCGTAACTACTGCGCTGTGCTTCCGTCTCAGTTTCCAGAGGAATGCCTTGCATTTCTGCATAAAACGCAGGCTTATAGAAATACGGATAGCCTTTCGAGTATTCGTGTGCATCCAGCTTCCCTCCTGATTCTTGAAAAATCATTGCTGCTACGAGAGATGGATTAAAATTGTATCTCATAGATTCCTTGACAATATTTTTATGCAGACTCTCCAATCTAGGAGGCATGCCAGCAACAAGAAATCTGCTATAAAAAAGAATCATGATCACAATAAAAATCCGCATTTAAACCTCATCATTTATGGCGACTGTCTTCCAGAGACGATCGCTATCGCGTAAATCGCAACAGTTTTTTTCAGCTAAAATTGCTGAAAAAAACTGTTACTTTTTATTTATGTTTATGGATAGATAGGGAGGATGCTGATAAAAAGACTAAAATAGATTTTTTTCAAGTTTCAGTCCTCCGTATACAGACTATGGAAGTAATATATTTAGATGATACCAAAGTAGCATGCTTTGGTCAATGCCCTATTTTAGAATCGACGAGGCTTGGATAATATTGGAGATATTCCAGCCACTATTGGTTCCTCCGGATTTTGAGCACCCGCCATTTGTATGGACACCGACCAGCGAGCCCGAGTCGTTCAAGATTCCAGAGCCGGAGCTACCGCCAAGAGTATCAAGATTTGAATAGTAAATTTTTCCGCCTTTACTACTCGCCAATTTCCCGAAGGCGATTACTTTTGGTTTTGTCTCTGGATGCTGGATTATCGC